TGGTAATCTAGAAAGAGCTGGTGAAAAAAGAATTTCTACAAGAGAAAAAACAATTGAACGAAAAGGGTATAAACCTGGTGATAAGTTTTATGACGATACTCAACGAATGAAAAAACAACAAGAAAATTATAAAAATGAAAAAGATAATACCGTAGAAACAGGTTATACAAGAACAAGAGCTGAAAGAAAAGCTAATCCAGGAAGACAAGATAGAGAAGGTGGTTCAAACGGTGGAAGTGGTGGTTCGGATAGTGGTAAAATCGTTTGTACTATGATGAATGAATCCTATGGTTTTGGGTTATTTAGAAATAAAATTTGGATGAAATTTCATAAAGATATTGCACCAGAATATCAACAAGGATATCATAAATTATTTTTACCTTTAGTTCATTATGCAAAACAAAAAGGTATTACAAATAAAATTATCAAAAAAACTTTAGAACATATTGCAATTCATAGTACAATTGATATGAGACAAAGTTTAAGAGGTAAAAAACATCTATTAGGTAGAATATATAGAAAAATTATTTTACCACTATGTTATTGGGCAGGTAAAAAATAATGGCTTTAAATACACAAGGAAAAGTTTCTACAACAGGAATTATGAATCAAACAGGAACTAATTATCAAGTTCCTGATATGAGTAATTTAAAAGTAGAACAACCTAAAGCACCTACTAATATTAATAGACCTGTTAATACTCAGTCTATTGAAGATCCAAATAAAATTAATGTTATCGAAAGTATAAAACAGAATGTAACAGCTGAAGATATAAATGTTATCGCACCATTTTTATCTCCATCTGTTAAATCTGTACTAACTAAAATAGAACCTAGATTAACATCAGTACTTGAAGGCATTGGTCCAACAGAAGAGATGGTACCAGTAAAAGTTTCAACTTTAACTTTATTACCTGATGATATTCAAAAGTTTATTATAGAATCTAGTACCAATCAGATGGATACTAATAATGTGCCACTTGATACAACTGCAGGAACAACAGGGATGATGGCTAAACAAGAGTCAGCGTTACCTGAAATACCTGATGAAGGAATGAATTACGATCAAATTGATCAAGATTTAATTACCTAGTATCAACCCACAAAATTATGGAAGTGAGCTACCCTTATCCATAAGGCACTCAACCTAAAGAGGAAAAAATAATGGAAAACGAAGAAAAAGAAGTTCTTGAAACTAAATTAGTTAAAAAACCAAAAGCAAAACTTTATAGTAAGACTCGTGAAGAAACAGACGATGCTGAAACTGAAGCTTTTGCCAGAGGAGATTTAGCAAAATTTAATCGAGAACAAAAAGAGAAAGCAGAAACAGCAACCGTTCAAAAGGACACCAAAGCATCAGAAGAAATTGCAAGCTTAGATGGTAAGGCAACTCCTTCAACTGAACGCCCTGAGAATGCCGAAGAACGTGTCTTTAAGAAACGTTATGACGATTTGAAAAGACACTATGATTCTACACTCGGAAAGCATAAAGATGAAGTTCGAACTTTAAGAACTCAACTTGAACAGTCAACAAAACAATTTATTCCACCTAAATCCAAGGAAGATTTAGAATCTTGGAGAAAGGAATATCCCGATGTTTATGAAATGGTTGAAACCATTGCTATGAACAAAGCAGATACAAGAGCAAAAGAGATGGAGGAGAAATACCAAAATCTTCAAGTTCAACAGGAGCAAATTGCAAAAGAAAAAGCTGAAGTAGAACTTTTAAAAATGCATCCTGATTTTAATGATCTTCGTTCAAAAGACGATTTTCATGAATGGGCTGCAAAGCAAGATCCTGTTATTCAAGATTGGTTGTATGAAAATACGAGCAATGCTTCACTAGCTGGAAGAGCTTTAGATTTATATAAAATGGATCGAGGGCTTGGTAAGTATAGTAAGAAAGAAGAACAGACTGCTAAAAAAGAAGCTGCTAAAGCAATTAGTAAAACTAAAAAAGCAGAGGCATCAGAGGCTCCTACAAAGAAAGTATGGTCTAATGCTGCCATTGCAAAGATGACAGTCAATGAGTATGCGAAGTACGAAGAAGAAATCGATAAAGCTGTAAGAGAAGGTAGAATCCAACCTTAATAATAACTATATAATTGGAGACTAACAACACATGGCTACAATGTCACTAGCTGCAGGCTATCAAAATTTACCTTCAGGTAATTGGGTACCAGCAGTATATAGTCAAAAGGTTCAGAAGTTTTTCAGACGTGCATCAGTTGTTGAAGATATTACTAACACTGATTACGCTGGAGAAATCGAAAATTTTGGCGACACGGTAAATATCGTGAAAGAGCCTTCCATTACTGTGAGCGACTATGCTCGAGGTCAAACTGTAAACACACAAACTTTGGCAGATGATAAGTTACAACTTACTGTCGACCAAGGTTCTTACTTTGCGTTTAAAGTAGATGACATCGAAGAAAGACAATCACACGTAAATTGGGAAGCTCTTGCAACTTCTTCAGGTGCTTATTCACTAAAAAGAAACTACGACTACAATGTATTAAAATACATTTATGACAATGCTTCAACATCAGCAGGGAACACTGGAACAGATGCTTCTCCTATTGATGGAGATGCTGCGGCAGATACATTAGCAGATGTTATATCAGCTGCTAAGACAGTTCTTGATGGTAATGACGTACCAGAGGAAAACAGATGGCTAGTTGCACCACCAGCTTTTTACAAGCAATTGAGAAAAGCAGGTGCAAAGATTATGGATCAATCAGTTATGGCTGATGGTTCTGCATCTTCTATGAGAAATGGTATGGTAACAGATAGACCTTTATTTGGGTTTAGACTTTACTCTACAAACGCAATTGCGGTTTCAAGTGGAGCAGCAGCATCTAAAACGTTCGGATCAGCAGGATCTAATGAGTATGCAATCCTTTATGGACACCAGTCAGGAGTTGCGACTGCAAACCATATTGCGAAAACAGAACTTATCAGAGACCCTGATTCATTTTCAGACATCGTGAGAGGTCTGCATGTTTTTGGAAGAAAAATTCTAAGAACAGATGCAGTTTACTCTGGTGTTATAACAGTAGGTTAATTAGGAGGATAATAGAGAAACTATGGCTACATATAACGTAACAGGTGTAGGTGGTACTACTGGACATCCGTCTAATGGTAGAACACCTTACTTGGTAGAAAATACAATTGATGTATCAGCAGTTAATGGAGATTCAGGAGCAGCACAAAATGATGTATTACAATGCATCGATGTTCCTGCAGAAACATTAATTATGGCAGCAGGCGTAGAAGTGCTAACAGCATGTTCTAGTTCTGTAGTGATTGATATTGGAGTAACTGGAAGTTCAGCAGGATTTTCTGATCCTGATGCTTTCGTTGATGCTTATGATGCAACAGGTGCAGCTTATGCACCTAGAGATGTTGCAGATGCAGCACCAATGCTTACAATCAAAACAGCAGATACTATCGATGCTTTAATCGCTGGTGGAGCTTCAAGTGCGGGTAAAATCCGTGTTTGGGCTGTACTATGTGATATTTCAGGTATTGATGAAACTGATAGAAACACAAGTACGCAACACGATACAGCAGTATAATACTATATAACTTAAGGGGGGTATTTATATCCCCCTTAATCAAAACCCTTATTAATTAGGAGAATAAAATGGCTACATATGATTTAACTAAAAAGACTCATGCTAGTACAGGTCAAAAAGTTGTACCTTCTGATGAAGAAATAAGGATACAAAATTTAGAGAATAAAGTTGCTTCACAAAGTGATAAACTTGATCACATTGTAAAGTTACTCGATGACTTATCAGAAAAGAAATCAACTTCTTGAGATAATTCAAGAGTATAAATCTGATAATACTGCTTTAAAAGAGCAGATTAAGGATTTAAAAAAACAATTAGACGATGCGGAGTCTAGAATTAAAAGACTATTAATTCGTTTTGAACAATTTGAATATGATAATAAGGATGAAAAATAATGGCTACAACATATCTAGTACTTTCTAATAGAATCTTAAGAGAATTGAATGAAGTTGAAATGACTTCATCAAATTTTTCTAGTAGTCGTGGTATTCAAACAGCTGTAAAAGATTTTATTAATAAAGCCGTACATGATATTTATAATGAAGGAGCTGAACTTCCTTTATTACATACAACAAAGACTCAAGCTCTTACGACAGGTGATGGAGAATATGATTTTCCATCCGATATGCGTAGAGTAGATTTTGAGTCTTTTTTTTTAAAGCCGACAGAATTAATTACAAATGGAGAATTTACTTCTAATATAACGGGTTGGACTACAGGAGATGGTTCCCCATCATATACTAGTAGTGGAAATGGTAGATTAAACTTAAATAATGCAGCAGCTTATCAATCTATTTCTACGGTAAAAAATAAAACATATAAAATACAAGTTAGAGTTCTTAGTCCAAATAGTTCAGCAACAACACTAACCGTAAGAGTCGGGACATCTGCAGGTGGAACACAGAATTTAAATACAACAATTGGTGTAACTAATTTCGGTGAAGGTAATATTTTAGATACAACTTTTACGGCTACAGCAAAGACATCTTATGTTTATGTTGAAGCTTCATCAGTACAATTAGATGTAGATTATATCAGAGTATCAAGAAGCGATATTGCACCAACTAAACTAGCTTCTATAACATATGATACGTATTTACAAACTAATAAAGTTGCAGATGATGTTAATAATAGTAGTGCTTATGGAAAACCTTTAAAGGTAATAAGAAAACCTGACT